AAAAGAATTTGTAGTAAAAGACAATTTGAACTATGGTGAGTGGGATTGGGATATGTTAGCAAATGAGTTTGATTTAATGGAGCTTGACACATACGGACTAGATCTAAACCCTACATTATTTAACGATAAAGATGAGGAAAGTATCAAAGGTGTAACAGACGAGAAGTTTAATGATTATACTATCTATTTTACAAACGAACAAGAGTTAGATATTTGGTATGAATTTTTAAAGAAGATTCGAAACGATTTCAAAGACCAAGAAAACGTATCTACTAGAATATTAAGATATATTGCTGAAGTATATATGGATAATAAAATGACAGACAGTCAAAGAATATTAAAGTTTATAGAATATGATGTAGATGGCGACTCTTAAAGATTTAATATACGAAGATTGTAATGTGTACGAAGCTGCACTAGATAGAATAGATAAAATCTATAACTCACACGATGAGGTGTGGGTAAGTTTTAGTGGTGGTAAAGATAGCCTTGCTATGTTAAAGCTCGTTGAAGAATACTTTGATAAGAACAATTACTCAGATAAAATAAATGTAGTATTTAGAGATGAAGAAGTAATAAATACAATGGTTAGAGATTTTGTCTTGACATTTGTAGATAACCCTAGATATAATTTTAGATATTATACGACACAATTAAAAAGTGAGATATATGTATTAGGAAATAAAAAAGATTATATACAATGGGATGAGAATAGAAAATGGATAGTTGACAAACCTGAATGTGGTATTACTGAGAAAGGAGTGTTTGATCAATGGAAGTTTGACAAGTTATTATATAATAAAAAGAATAGGAGAGTATGTAGTATGACAGGGATCCGTGCCGATGAAAGTCTAATACGTTTTAGTGGTATTACAAATAGTAAAGTTTGTCATTTAACAAAAAACCCACATTTAAAAAACGCTACAATAGGAAAGCCTGTGTATGACTGGAAAGAAAAAGATGTGTTTAAGTATTTTTATGATAAGAAAATAGATTACTGTGACGTATACGATATGCAGGTATTCAATAAAGATAGTTTACGAGTAGCTACGGTATTACACGCTGAAGCTGCAAAAAACTTGCATAAAGTAAAAACACTAGATCCTATATTATATAATCAAATTATGGATGTTTTTCCTGAAGTTGAAGTACAGGCACGATATTATAAAGATGCAGTAAAAGGAAATAGTAAAAAGATAGCTTGGTTTTATAAAGAGAAGTGTGGTGGTGACTATTGGGATGCCCTCAGTTTGTATATTAAAGAAAACATAAAAGATAAAAACCAATACAATATGGCTATGCAAAAAGTTATGAGAGTGAGACAAACTCGTAGAAATAACGTTAGACCTAGTAATATATTTGGTGGTTATCCGGCATTATACTTGTTTGAGAAAGTTATAGCTGGTGCATATAAAAGAGAAATACAGCCAACAGGTAATCAAAAAGATATATATTTTGAATTTGAAAACTTATCTAGCAGAGCATAGTTACGTCTATATAGTATTTGCAAAACAATTAAGAAAAAATAGAGTTGCAATAAATAGATTAGATCATAAAACACAATACTGTATGGCTTCTATTGATACAAAAAGAATGATAGATGATTATACACCTGTCGGTGTTGTAGGATGGATGAAGATGTCAAAAGATCATATACGGTATAAGACTGATTTCGTTTTTGAAAAATATAGAGGTAAAAAAATATATAGTGACTTGTGGAAGCTCCGTGATTATTATACCTTTATAGATAAACCGAAGAAAATATCTGCATATTGTACAGAAATGAGCTTACCAAAATATATAAAAGAGGGGTTTGTGGTACAAAGTGTAGGTAAAAACGGTATAACATATGTAATTAAAACACTATAAACACTATGCAAAAGTACAAGAAATGGAGTCCGGAATTTAGAAAAGCGTCATTAAAGCTAACAAACAAAGCTAAGAAAATGGGATGGATACCTCAACCTACTGTATGTAGGAGGTGTAAACAAGATAAAGGTATATTACATTTACATAATGAAGATTATGACGTTACTTATTATACTTTGTCAGAAGTCTTTAATAGATTCCCAGTAACTATAACACAAGATGAGGCAGATGCTGTTAATCAAGCTCTAGAGCCTATATGTTGGAGATGTCATATGATGCACCACTCAGTTAGAAGAAACAAGACGGCAGTTGAAGATTATTTTAAAGAGATAAAAGCTGGTAAACAATACCCACCAGTATTCCGACACGATTTCACAATATTAAAACGAGACCATAATGTATAAAGACGATCCTATTTCAAAAGTAGAATGGATAGAAGTTGATAAACTAAATGCTAATGACTATAATCCTAATGTAGTTCTAAACAAAGAATTGAACTTATTAGAATTAAGTATAATGACTAACGGCTGGATTCAACCGATATTATTAAATAGAGATATGACAATAATAGATGGGTTTCATAGAAGCTATTTAGGTAAGAACAGTAAAGCGTTACGAGAAAAATATAATGGAAAAGTACCGTGTGTTATTATGGATCTCACAGAGCCTGAAAGAATGCTATTAACAATTAGAATAAATAGAGCTAAAGGTAATCACGTTGCAATAAAAATGCACGATATAATTAAAACTTTAGTAGATAAACATAACGTAAGTAAAGAATATATAAAAAAATCAATAGGAGCAACAAAAGATGAGATAGATTTATTGTATAAAGATGGTGTATTTGATGCTCTAAATATTAAACAACATAAATACAGTAAAGCGTGGAAAAGTCCAAAAACGAAATAGAAAAAAAACAACAAAAACAACACATAAAAAAAGAAGCTTTCTTAGAGGCTTTAGAAAAAAGTATGGGTATTGTATCACAAGCTACTAAAAAGGTCGGTATAGATAGAACTACGCCTTATAGGTGGATGAAAGAGGACACGGAGTTTGAAGATAAAGTTATGGAAATACAAAACGTAGTAGGTGACTTTGCTGAAACGAAATTATATGAACTCGTAAACGATGGCGTACCTAGTGCAGTAATATTTTTATGCAAGACAAAGTTTAAGAATAGAGGATATGTAGAGAGACAAGAGATAACTGGAATGGACGGTAAAAATCTAGATATAAATATTGAAGTCATCTATCCAACTAAAAACGACTAAAGTCTTTGAACACTTAGACACAAGTGATAAAAGAATAATTGTAGAACAAGGTGGTACTCGTTCAGGCAAAACATATAATATACTTATTTGGATAATATTTAAGTATTGTATGATTAACACAAAAAAGATTATAACAATATGTAGAAAACACGGACCAAGTTTAAGAGGATCTAGTATGCGTGATTTCTTTGATCTATTACAAACACATAATTTATACACCGAAACGGCACATAGTAAAAGCCTGAATGAATATAGACTTAATGGTAACTTAATAGAATTTGTGAGTTTAGATGAACCACAAAAGATTAGAGGGCGTAAAAGAGATTTGTTATTTATAAACGAGGGAAACGAATTAACGTATGAAGATTTTTTTCAGTTAAACATAAGAACTACCAGTAGAATAATAATAGACTATAACCCATCTGATGAGTACCATTGGTTATATGATGAGATTATAGAAAGACCTGATTGTGATTTTCATATAACTACATATTTAGATAATCCTTTTTTGGATCCTGTACTTATTGAAGAAATAGAAAGGCTTAAATCAACAGATGAGCTTTATTGGCAGATCTATGGATTAGGTGAAAGAGGAAGCTCTGCATCTATTATATTTACACATAGTATTTGCGACACGATTCCTGAAGATGCAAAGTTTATATCATTTGGACTAGATTATGGTTATACAAACGATCCTACTGCTTTAGTAGGCATATGGACTAATGAACATAGCTTATATATTAAAGAGTATTTGTATCAGACTATGATGACAGGTAGGGATATACATAAGAAGTTTCAAGAGATAGGAGTAAATAAAGAAATGATATGGGGAGATAGTGCTGAGCCTAGATTAAACGATGAACTTAGACGTATGGGATGGAATGTAAGAGGTAGTATAAAAGGTAGAGATAGTGTAAACGCTGGTATAGATTTATTAAAACGATACAAGATACATATAACCTCAGACAGTAAAAATGCTATCCAAGAGTTCCGTAATTATAAATGGCTAGAAGATAAAGCAGGAAAGCTAACAAATGTTCCTGAGGATAAGAATAATCATATTATTGACGCCGTGAGATACGGAACATATAGCATAATATCTAGACCTACATTCGGTAGGTATGCAATACAGTAAATATTTTTGTCAATAACTTGTGTACTTATTAACTATTTATTATCTTTATTACAAGTTAAAACACAAAAACACACTTAATTATGAAAAAACCAATTACTAAAGTCAAGAAAACTAGACTTGTAACTAACAAAGAGTATGACACTTTCGATCGTGACTGGGAAAC